GGTTCTTTGGTGTGAACCAGAGATTGCAGCTTAACCAGTTGGAGCCGGGTGAAGTAAGGGAAAGCCTTAACGGGCGCATGGAAGGCTTCTGGAGGCCGCGCAGGAGCGTGGTGTCTGTTAGCCCTGTGCTGACTACTGGAGGCACTCCGTTGAACCTTCCGTTCCACATCCTTCCTAGCCCATTCTACTTGGCTATCACCGCTGTGTCGTATGCTTCTAATGTGGTAACGATTACCGTTGCTGGACATGGTTTGACTATTGGGGAGGCTGGCAACCTTACGGTTAGCGGCATTACCTTTACTGGCACGAATAACAATGGGGTTAAAGCTGTGACTGCGGCTACCGTGGACACATTAACCTTTCCTGTTACTGGCGTGACTGCCGTAGCACTAGGGGCGACTCCAAGGATTACACAGATCGACATTAACGATGCCGCTGCTAGCGATGTGTTGGCATCTTGCTTGTTCTCTGACCCTAACGAGTCCAACAAGGAATACATCATCGTTGCGCTGGAGACTCTAGCGAAGAAGATCGACCTTTCTACGACACCCTACTCAGCAACGACTATTCCTTACCCCGTGGGAGCCACCGTTGGGAGTAGCTGCGATATGCTGCAGTGCTTTGACAAGGTGATGATCATGCGGGATGGGAAACAAGCTCTTGAGTGGTATCCTAACGGCAGGGCTATTCTTTCTGCGTCACAGAGTGGAACCACCGTCACAATGCAAGTTCGTGAACATGGGCTTACCGCAGGCACATCCGTGGTAATTGCAGGACTAACTGGTGGTACTCCAGCCAATGGTACATTTACGGTTCTTTCTGGTGCGGGTCTAACTCAAGACCAGTTCCAGTACACCTTTACTACAAGTCAGACGCAGACCTTTGGGGTGACTGCCGCCACCATGACTGATGGGTTTACCTTGTCCCCCGGTGGTGCTTATACCCAACCACAGACATTTAACTCTAGTGGTAATAATGTTTCTGTAGCAAATGGTTTAGTTTCGTTAAACATTACAGGAAATGCCACGGTTTTTGCTGGTGATATTATAGTAATTTACGAGACGACCATTCCAGAATTTACCGCAATTGTCGGCAAACAATTCCAAGTTACATCTGCTACTGCAACCAACATTCAGTTCTACGCTCCAATCGCCAACTTAACAGCAAGTGGAAGCACCGGGCAGGTTGAGTTTGGTGGTAGGTTCACAGAGGGCGGTGGGTTTATGCACCAGCCGGGTGCGCCATGGGCTACCTACTTCCAGCGCAGGTTGTTCGTTCCATTCTACTACTCCCAATCTGGCACTTTTAGCGCACCAGTCTACACTAGCAGGAAAATTTCCGACGAGATCGCGGTTTCCGACCTACTGGACACTACGACCTTCGACCAGATCGAGAATCAGTTTCGTATTACTGGTGGTACTGCCGACTATGTGGTAGCGATGCACGGTTTCTACGACGATTCCTTGGTAGTATTGAACCGCAATAGCATCCACCTTGTGGCCCAGACCCAAGGGAGTTTGTCTGACACCGTGGTCAAGGAACTTACTGGTGAGGTTGGGTGTTTGGCTCGCAAGTCCGTGGTTATGCAGGCTAATAACCTATTATTCTTGGCCGACGAGGGCATTTACGGGCTTACCTTCCTTAACGATTACAACCTTCGCGGCACGGAGGAACCACTTTCCAAGAAGATCCAGCCGTATATTGACCGCATTAACAAGAACCTTGCGGGTGATTCGGTAGCGGTTTACTTTAACAACCGCTATTACATCGCAGTCCCGCTAGATTCTGTGGCTGGAGGTAACGATGCCCGTGGAAATAACGCAGTTCTGATCTACAACTTTTTGAATAAAGGATGGGAATCTCTGGATACCTATGGAGATTCTAGGTTTTTGATCAAGAACTTCATTACAGCAAGTGCTGGGGTGCGTAATAACCTGTATGCCGTTAGCTCCAATGGTGGCTTGCACCAAATTGATGCTTCCGACTCGTCCGTAGACCGCCTGAGCGTCACGAATGAGGATACTGGCGTGGTCACACCCACAATCAACTCGTATGTGACTAGCCGTGGGTACGACTTTAAAACACTTGAGCGCAAGAGGTTTACAGACGCGCAGGTTCAAATGCAGAACTTGGCGGGAGAGACTGGTGAGTACGACATTGCGTTCGCTACTGAAGACCCAGACTCAGCAGAAAGCATTGGAACTACTACTACATTCCTTGGTGGTCAGATTCTATCACCAAGCAGCCCCGGCGAGGCCGAAACCGCAAGCATCCGATGCAGACTTGGTGGTCAGCGTGGCTATACTGGAACTATCACATTGACAAGGACTATCGGTTCACCTAAGATCCACTCTATTCAAGTGGCGGGTTCCATTACTAACAGACAAATTCTATCACAAAAATAATATGGGAGTTGTAAATACAACCTACACATTTACAAGCACTGACACAATTACCAGTGCTAAGATGAATAACATCATTGATGAAACGACTTTTACTGGTGACGCAATCCAAGGAACCACCTTGCAGGTTGTGTCTCCGGGCAAACTTGCCGTAAATGCTGGTGGCATTACCTCTAATGAAATGGCAGCTAACTCCGTTGTTACGGCAGCTATCACGGACTCCAATGTAACTACGGCAAAGATCGCTGATGCCAATGTTACCCAAGCAAAACTTGCGTCTAATGTGGCTGGGAATGGGCCAGCGTTTGCCGCTACGGGATCATTAACAAAGCAATCAGTTACTAGTACTGTAATAACAAAAGTTCAATTGCCTAACGAGCTTTTTGATACATCAAACGCTTTTGATTCATCTACAAATTATAGATTTCAACCAACTGTTGCTGGGTATTATCAAATAAATGCTGTTGTTAGACCAGTTGGAAACTCAGGAACAATGACGCTTTGTTTCGCTGAATTGTGGAAAAATGGCATATCTCATGTGCGTGGAAATGAATTTACTTATACAAGTAATTTTAACCTTCAACAAGTATCGGTAAGCGGACTTGTATATCTAAACGGATCGTCCGACTATCTTGAGTTGTTTGCTAGGGTTGACGGAGCTAATGTTGGTTTTGAAAATGCACCTTCCGGAAGCCGTTCTGGTTGTTGTTGGATGGATTGCTTCCTAGCCCGCTCCGCATGACCCCACTAGAATCAACGATAGCACTTTATGAAGAAAATGATATTGATTTCCAACAACTTCTCACATGGCACTTATGTCATGGGATTGTTGTTTGTGATCACGATTCTTTCTCCATGTGCTACTTCTCTGATTCTGAGTCACCAGAAACACCCTGCTTGTTTGAACACTCTGACACATTGTTTGTCACAATCTGCGCGGGAAACATGGAAAAGGCACTACGCAAGTTTGTGGACGACTTCCAATACATTTCATTTCAGCGGGACTTCAAGAACTCCCATAGGTTAAGGTGCTACGACATGCACGAATTTTACAACAAACTTAAATAACACGCATATGGGAAAAAAACCAAAAGCAGTAAAAGCACCAAAGGTTGATTACGGTGCTGACATTCGTGCTGGATTGACTGCTCTTCAGCAATCGCTACCTAGCGCTCTTAAATTTGAGCAAGAGTTTCGCCCCCAGTTTACTCGCCTCAATCAAGAGCAGATTGATCTTGCTCGCTCTCTTGAGTTGGCCAGCATGAGGCGCAATGTAGGAACAGTTCGTGGGCTGCTCCAATCGCTTTCCCCAGAACAAGCCCGTGAGGTTGAGGCGGCGGGTGGACTTGCTGAGCAAGCTCGTCAAATGCAGGCTGGGTATCAAGATACTGCTACACCGATTGCCCAAAAAGCGATGGAGCAATATGGAGGCTTGTCTGCGCTTCAGACTCAAGCAGCGCAAGAGGCATATGGAAGGTCTGGTCGCCTGTCTCCAGAGCAACTCCGCTATTCACAGCAGGCAGCCAGAGAAGCCGCAGCAGCATCTGGACGGATTGGTGGCAATGCAGCAATTTCCGCAGAGGTAATGAACAGGGAGCAAGCCCTTGCTCAACGCCGAGCCGAGGCCGCACAATATGGTGGTATCGCGCAACAAGGTGCTATGGGTCTTGCAGGGCTATCACAAGACATCGAAAACCAACGCCTAGCTCGTCAGTCTGGATTGCTTAGTCAAGCGTCCTCACTTGGCACTCAAGCATACAACCTTGGGCAGAATTTCTATAGCCCCGGACTTGGGTTGCTTGGTGGGACTCCAGTATCTGCTCAACAAGTTGGGCCACAGCTATTCTCGCCAGATGCGTTCCTCAACCTTGGTGCGGCTAACAGGCAAAACATTGTGGGAGCAAATGCGGCTAATGCGCAAGCTCGAGCATCTTACTCATCTGGATTGTTTGGTGGAATTGGTACAGCGGTTGGTGGGATCGCTGGTGGAATTTTGGGAGGCCCAATGGGAGCAAGTCTTGGAGCGTCGCTTGGTGGGGCTGCAGGAAAATCAATGGCTTAACTATTAAACAGCATGCAATTAGGACAACGACTTGGCGAGGGCATAGACCCACGGATGTTTGTGCAGGATTACTCTGGCTTCACAAGGGCTGCGGAGATCCAAGCACAGGGGATGCAGAATTTGGGTGAAGGTA